CACCAAATGATTCAAACGAATATCCTTTTGCCATGTGATCTTTTACCATTTGGCAATATTCGTCTTTGTAGTCGGTTGGTCTGCCTCCGGGATGTGCCATATCTTTAGTATTTACTCCGAATAAACGGATTCACCACCGATTAGTTTCATGTAATTTATTTGATTTTATCAATCATTGACAGAATGTGGGACTTGATTGCCTTCAGGTTTTCGAGCTGATCGATCTGTGCCTGACAGACTGCATATCTCTGAGATTCATCCGGGAACTCATCAATTGCCTTAGCATCACTCATGCAACGAGCAATAAACTCATCTGTTGTTTCACCTGATGATGGGGTAGGTAGCGGCATAGTTAGGCAAACTTAGTTACAATAACACGAAATTCCAAATTGTAAAAATTCAAAAGCATGTTTTTACGGGGTTTTTACAGATTTTTTACAGCAGCCATATACCCTCAAACCCTTATTATTACTATATATATATATATATATAATAAGTAGTGTAAAAAGTAAAGAGGAAAATGGGAAAAAAGCTGTAAAAAATAAAATCATGAAAATTTACGCAAGTTTTTTTAAATCGGCTTTACTTTTTTACAATGCTAAGAATCAATATGTTAAAGTGTAAAATGTAAAAAAAAGAAAATTTACATTAGAACGGATTATCCCCGACCTCTTCAAACGAAAATGCATCAACATGCTGATTATTAACGAATTTAAAAGCCTGACCTACTTTTGTAGTCAAAACGTTTTCATCAAAACTTTTGTACCGTTTTACCCCATTTGAGTATGGAATTTTCATTTCTTCCTTCAGCACCTTTCTGATATACCCAATCTGTACGTTATTATTTCGATCAAACCAAAACTCTTTAATATCCTTTGCCGTTGCTTCAACCTCGCTTCTTGTTGGGTTATTGTTGAACCAATCCTCGATAAGTATCTCCAGTTCCTTTCTTAACCACGACTTGCTTTCTTCTTTAACAGATATTAAAGAGGTTGTTTTGATCTCATCCATAGTAAACACCATCCTTGATTTTGAAAAATCAATCTCAGGCATCATAGATAGGTATTTTAGAAACTTTGGGATCTCATCAAACAGATCCTCTTCAATTCTTGTGTTTTTTTGCCCATCAATCGGTTTAATCTTTCTTACCCAGAATCTTATCTCTTCTTCGTCTATACGCATAAAGTCTGTTTCTTTGTTCGTGCAGATGATCACTTTGCCAAAGAATGGAACAGAGTAATGGCTGACAAACTTTTGACTAACAGATATAGTCTTAGCTGTTGCGATGCTTTTTAGCTTTTCAATGGTATTAGCCTTGTCAATAACGGTCTCATCAATCATAATAATGTTCTTTGTCGCGTAGCCATCATTAAAGCTACTCATAAGGTCATGCGGATTGATCAGTGTTGAGTTCTCCCCGAATAGCATCTGAAGATAGTTCAGGAATGTTGTCTTTCCGGTTTCACGTTCTGTTGAAACCAACACAAGTACAGGAAGTATCTGCTTTGGATGCTCATACAACAACTTCATGTACTTCAATCCCAGTTCCCATTGTTCGCCAAATATGTGCCTAATCAATCCGATTGTTACCGGTATGTTTTCATGATATACATCTTCCATTAATTTCTGATGTGGGAAATGTGCATAAAGATTATAGCAGTTATTGACTACTGGGGTGTAATCAATGTTGTTCGGTTCGATAGTAAAGTCATCAAATTTTGGGATAAAGTGTACCAGTTGTTTACCATGATCTTGATTGATTTCAGATTTGTCCCATGATTTGAGTATAATATTGATGGCCTTATACCTGTTCTGTTTCTTTATTATCTTGAAATAATCTGTGCCGACTCTTATGTATGGTATCTCACATTTCATTAAAGTAAACAAAACGTAAGACCATGCGCCTGAAATATCTCGGTTGAATCTTGCAGCTGTGAGCAACATAAACTTTGATATTGTTGATCCCGGCTCAATATTAAATCGGTTTAATCTTATAACTTCAACCAAGTTATTTTTTGTATTCAGCTTGAATGTTGGCTTATTTTGATCTGTTTCGGTGTCACCAATTATAAGCATGCCGCAGATCTCTGTTTCAGACTTTACGTTAAAATCTTTTAATCCATCAAAGATTGAAACAAATGATCCGAATAAGTTAAAGTAATCAACTGGGTTGAGTAGCGGATCTGATTCCGGCTTTGTAAATTTTTTTGCCATGACTTGATTATTAGTAAGCGTGTGTATTGTAATTACTAAGAAAAACAGGTTCTGATTGACCTTTCTCGATCATGTGTTTTGCAGTCATTTTATAGACTGATGATTTTTGAACAAGGTATGCATTAGAGTCGATTAATCGTTCCAGTATTTGAACTGCATAACTTTCATGGATATACCCTGCACCGACATATCCCCCCATCAAATATGCAGCTGCTCTTAATTGTGGATGACCGTTACCAGTTATAGGGATAATCTTTTTTGCAATTATTTTTTCAATGACAAATGTTTTGTCATCAACAATATACTGTTGTACAGGTGGGGCTTTTATTTCTATATGTTTTCTGTCCCATGTAGTTGGATTGTCGCGATATAACAGCTCAGGATCGTATGACATAAACATTGGCAGAATGCAATTCTTTGGTGCCTTGTCAAATCCATAGTATTTATTCATTTCCTTTTCCATTGCTGCAAAGTGATGTTTAAACTCATCTATTGATTTAACGATCGGTATCTTTACAACTGCTCTGACCCCATGACGTGATGCGGATAACCATGCGGCAATGATAAATTTATACTTATTGAAAAGATATTTTTTAAACTCAGCAGCCATATCAAGTTGAAGATGATCGAAGTCAAGTACCATTAATCCTGTAAAGGATTGTATGTTTTCATATCTGCGACTTCCTTTAACCGTTACGCATGGGGTAAAATAGTAGAGCTTTGATTTAAGTTCAGCCTTTCTTGTCATATCCCCATCCTCTTCAGCCTGCCTTATTTGATCAAATATGTGCTGAATGTTCTGCTTTGGTTTGCGGATAGCGTTAAGTAAATATTCCAAGCTAACAGACCCAAGCGGAAAAGGGTTTTTGATGTTGGCATCGTAGTAGTTAAATGATGAGTTCATGACTTAATACTTATGTTCAAATCTTATGGTTTGCGCAATGAATACCGAGTCTTTAACATTATGATCATTACTCCAATCCTCTTGCCCATAAAAATGATGATGATATTTTTTATAAAACCTATCTGCAAAAGGTATTACATCATTTTCACCTATAGACTCATAACCATCATTGTCTTTATAATATTCTAGAAGTATCTGAGATTTTCCAAATGTATTTCCAGTAAAAATTATAAGTGACTTTTTAATTCCTATTACAAAATCTTTCCATCTTGCATCTTCAATTTTTTCAGGCTTTACTTCTCCATAGCATTCATATACTGGAAAATAAAAGTCAGGTAAATATCTTTTTCCATTATTAAGTTTATACCCTTCCGGTTCATATTGATATTTAACTCCGATTTCGTCAAAGAATACTGCCCATCTTGCTTCAAGTCTTGAACGATAATAATTACCGTTGTAAAATGTGTCGATTGATTTCATGTTGTATGAATAAAAAAAGCCCTGAAAAAGCTGCGGTGGAATCGACTTTAGGTTAGACCTTTAGCCTCGCAGCCCTCTCAGGGCAAAAAGTTTTACAATGATTCAGGATTCCACTTCTGAACACGACAAATATAAATTAATTATTCAATACAGAATCAAGCTGATCAAAAAATTCATCCGGATTGTGAACGAAAAAGTAAAGGCCACCTGCCAGTTGTTCGCGTTGCTGTTCTGCTAGTTGATGCTCTGAAGGCCTGTCCTTACCAACCTTGACCTCCCACATGACAGACCTGCCGCGTATGGTCGAAGATATATCAGCCGTGCCGCGCCGGGTTGTTGATGGGATAAACTTTTTTACTTTTAGTTTAACACCGTAATCAAGTTTTTCAGTAGTATCAATCAATCTGCCTGCTGAACTTACCCTTGTTGCCCGGTAACCAATCCAATTGATATAATTAACAATAAACTGTGTTAACCCGTTGGCTTTTTTGATTGCAGGTAATTTTACATCAATATACTTTCCGGCAGCATAAGCAAGCGGATATTTATTCGCGAAATTTTGGCGATGCGCTTCTTTATATTTTTCTATTGCTGTCATGGTGCATCTACTCAAATTTTCCTTTGTGATGTACAAACATTGCAACATCACCGGTTATTTCCTGATAAAAAGAAACCTCAACAGGCTTTTCAAACCAACCATAATATCTTTCCAGTGCGTGTTTGAGCAGTGATTGAGTTACATTATTTGCGATTGCAGCGATCCTAACCCGGTAATCATATCCGTGCCGGGTAGTTTTCATGCAGACAAACTGCTCAATGGCTTTGCCCAGATTGATATACAATTCTTTATTGTACTTGCGGATCATGTCCAAGTTGTGAACATTGCGCTCAGGTCTTCTTTGTTTCATGTTAAAATTCTGGTTGGTTAATTGATTTGATTCGGTTAATTGCATCTTGTGCGGTTTGTTCAAACTTGATCAGACCTGCGATGTATTTATCTATTTCAGGCATCATTTCATCGCGTGTGATCCTCTTGATCCATATCGGGCATACTTCCAGTTCCGGACAGTATGAGATAAAGTCAACCCATTGAATCTGATCCGAGCAGATGAATGCTGAAAGACCTTGCGCCAAGTGTTCGGTCGGAAACTTGTCTTGCCTGATGTAAGTGCAGTGCTTTTTCGCACGTGGCGATTTGATTTCGATTGCCCCTGTTTCGTCTGGTGTGATTCCGTCTGGACTGAATCCAAAGTAGGGCATGTGGTCGGGCTGCACGAATCCGTACACGTTCAGCTCGTTGCTTGTAAGTCGGATGTACTCAGCCCGTGCCAGTGGCTCAAGGTCTTTGCCCCGAATCATGTCGAAAGTTTCAAATGTGTCATCATTATCTGAGCAGCCCGTGAGCCGCTCAGATACGATTTGATCAACATAGGTCAGCCATTCAGATTTAACTACTCTGCCCAGACTACCGCCTGTTATTTTGCCTACCCGGAGTTCAAACCACTCCGGGCTGCCTTGTTGGATGTTGTGGATGATCATTTCTGCTTAAATTCTTCGTTGTATGGTACAAATCCGCCCACTACATTTTCGCCGTCATATTGATGAATAAGCCATCCACCAGGTACGCGTTTGACCATCGTATATTCCTGAACATACTTAAGCGGATCACCATTCACAAAAACCAATTGTTGAAAAAGACCCATAGAGTATATGGATTGATCAGTTATTCCGTTTTTGAAATTCATGCCTCACCCCCTTCCATCAATTCAGCTTTGCGTTGATCCTTAGCCGCCACGACCTGATCCATCTTTGCAACCTTTGTCGTGAGGCGTTTATAGGTCTCTTTTAATTGATCAAGTGTTGCAGCCTCCTGAATTGATTTGATCGCCACCTGAATGACGGCAGGATCAATCTGTGCAGGTGCAGGCTGTTGTGGTGCGTAGGTCCTGATTCTGAGCGCATCTGTTTCAGTTCCGAATGCGCTAATCTTAGTTGTGTAAAGTTGAATTCGTGTGCCTTTCCACTTTTCAACGTATGGTGATCCGGCAAGTTTAGCGACCGTCTTTGAATTTGTCGCATTAAGGATCATCGGTTTCCATCCCGGCTCGACAAAGTGAATAACAAGAGCATCTGATTTTTTGCCTTTGTCATCCGGTACCTGTTCTTGCCGTGCGTCACGAATAGTCAGGATTACTTCGCTGCCATCAGGTGGCATGGCATAAGTTCCTAAGTAGTCAGGGTTTCTCAATTTTTTCCAGTGTGTTAGTGTTTCCATGTGTTTTAGAATGTGTAAAGTTTGTCAAGTTCTTTTTTTAGGTCCAGTGAGTGAGCCATGATGAACATCACTATTCTTTTTTTAGTTGCATCATCCAAGTATGGATGACCATCAACAAGTAATTTAAGCCTCGATTCGAGTGCTTCAAATTTCTGATGAGCGTGTTTGATAGCCTGCGCAGTCATATCTCAAAATGATAGTTAAAAAACTGAGTGTAATTGTGCGACAGTACGGCATCGACCTCAGCCCATACTTTGAAAAATTCGGCTTCTGCAATCGGTATGGCATCCATCCGGTCTGCAAATGATAGTAATGTTCTTTTTACCTGTTCGGCATTGTCGCAATGACTTACCGAATTAACGCCATGCCCTGCCATGATCGTTGTCATGTAGGGCAATTCGGGCCTGGCATCGATCATGATATAGATCGGCTTGCCCGGCTTTTGAAAGAAATGAAATTGGTTCATGTGTTTTGGTTTAGATTGGGGCAAAGATATAAATTTATTTTATCCTGCAAATATTTAGATAATTTTTTTTTACCTTTGCCCGGACCAAATACAACAGAACGATGGCAAACTATAATATAGAGCTGAAAAACAAGCGGAAAGAACTCGGCGTAACCCTGAGCGAAGTTTCCGAAATGACCGGAATAGCCATACCCAACATAAGTATGTATGAAAATGGGATAAAGAACCTGACCGAATCGCGTTATCTGCTACTTGATGCGGCATTGGATAAAATTATTTTGCTGAAAATCAGCAAGTTAAAGAATTTGAGCAAAAAAAAGTTTGCCTGATTATTGCAGTTATAAAATTAGTTTATACATTCGCCAAACCAAAACACACAACCATGACCCATAAAAACCAAATCCGACTTATTAAGGCATTAGTTCTGATCGGTTGCTTAATTGCATTGATGTCCTTTCTGCCTGTTATCGTTAACTTCTCAATATTGCTGCTGATCTTTGCAGGTGGATGTTATGAAATCGCAACAAGTAAATTGAATGACCATGCCGATATTTGACATTCATAACGTGACCGGAACTAAGGAGTATCGGCACAAGGAAAGATTCTCCGTTGAGGTTGAATACGATGTTGACCCAGTGAATGATTTTCAGATCATTAAGATAATGGATGGCGATTCTGATATAACTGAGTTGTTCGAGAACGAATCCGATATTCATCAGGCAATATTTGAACACCTTGATGAATACGATCGCCCTGATCCTGATGATAAATACGATGAGCGATATGATTACTGATAAGAAAATTGCGGATAATGTCCGTGAGGCATTGAAGCAAATCAAGGATGAGATACTTGAATTATACACCTTGTGCGAAGATTGGCCTGATAAGAGGGACTGGCGAAACAGGCTTAATCGATTGCAATTGAAGCAGTATTTTTTGGAAGAGATAATTGAGCAGCAATGAAACAGACAGCAGTAGAATGGTTGTTAGAAAACCTACCATCCTTATTTCAAGATGATTCAGGTCATTATCAGAAACTATTTCAACAAGCCAAAGCAATGGAGAAGGAGCAGATAGTGGATGCTTTTGATTCAGGACAAATGGAAGAAGCTAAACAAGAATTTTGGACTAAAGGTTACAAATACTACAACGAAACATACAAAGGAGGTGAATTATGACACCAAAAGAAAAAGCCGATGAACTAATAGATAAAATGTACTATATCGGTAGGTACGATGACAAAGAGGACTATAATCCTGCAATGGCTTGGCAGAGAGCTAAACAATGTGCCTTGATAGCAGTTGATGAAATACTAAATGCAAGACCATTAGACCCTAATTATGTAGATTGGGATGATTGTGGAGCAGCACACCAATATTGGTATGAAGCACAAAAAGAGGAAGCACTTGAATTTTGGAATAATGTCAAATCGGAATTGCAGTCTTTGTAAGGTTACGTATAACTACCCAATAAGCGCAAGGTATGAAAAAAATAGACATAGATTTTTCTTCTTACAGACCAAGATTAAAAGTAGGATTAACTTGGACAACGGATTCAATCCCAAATGTAGGGGATGAAATAAAAATTGAAAGCAAGTATATTTCTCAATTAGATAAGAAATATTTTCCGCAATGGATGAAAGATTGCTCAATGACTTTCCGTGTAAAAAAAAGGCTTTGGAATTTAGATAAAAAGAAATATCCGTGGCAAGATTATGATGTTAGATTAGAATTGGATTGGTCAGAAGATGAATTGGTAAAAGTCGAAAAATATCTTGATGAATTTAAAAAAAGCGTTGGCAAAAAAAAGAAAAGAAAAGAATGATACGACAAATGCTCAATTGGAACACGGATGTAGTGCTTGCGTATAACGTTTTGCAAATAGGCGAAGGATGTCAAGCAGGATTTTGTACCGACTAAAGTGCGGTGGCAAAAAAAGTTTAAAAAAATTATTGCACATAACGTTTTCGGGCTTTACGCTCGGTGGCGTTTCAAGGCACAAACTTTCAAACAAGCACTAATGATGATAGAAGCACAAATGTTCAATTTACTACCGCACCGCCACTGGCGTAAAACCCGTGTTACAGGCTGGTGCGGTTTAGTCGCAATAACTTTCAATTATGCAGGAACCCGGTTTTAATAATTTTTTGAGCGATGGCAAAAACGGCTTTTCAGAAGCCGAAGGAATTACCGTGTTATCGCTGTTTGACGGTATGAGCTGCGGCCAATTAGCATTGCAAAAGCTCGGAATAAAAGTGAAACAATACTATGCAGCTGAAATAGATAAACACGCTATTCAGGTAACGCAACACAACTTCCCGAACACAATACAATTGGGCGATGTAACGAAAGTATTTGCCAAAGACTTACCAAAGATTGATTTACTTATTGGCGGTTCGCCTTGTCAGGGATTTTCGTTTGCAGGCAAACAACTTGCGTTTGACGACCCACGAAGTAAGCTATTCTTTGAATTTGTGCGGTTAAAAAATGAGTGCAACCCTACTTACTTTATGCTTGAAAACGTAAAGATGAAAAAGGAATTTGAACTGATTATTTCAAAGTATATGGGAGTTGCACCCATTGAGATAAATTCCGCTTTGCTATCCGCACAAAATAGGGTAAGGCTTTACTGGACAAACATAGCAAATGAACCGTTTGGATTATTCGGTGATATGCAATGCACCATACCACAGCCAAAAGATAAAGGAATTTTGCTTCGTGATGTGTTGGAAAATGATGTGCCGGAGAAATACTATTTGAGCGACAAAATGTTAAAATGGCTTACAAGGCACAGCGAGAAACGCGGAACTGAATTTAAGCAATTAGACGGCAATCAAAAAGCAAGCTGCCTTACTACAACCGAAGCAAAGCAGAATTTGAGTAATGATTATGTATGTGTAGCAAGTAGAGGCGGATTGAATACCGAACAAATGCTTGAGCCTCGATTTGACGGTAAAACAAACTGCCTTACAAGTGTGCAAAAAGATAATTTGGTAATGCAAATTCCAAAAGCCACAAAAAAAGGATATGCAGAAGTAAAGCCAGGCGATTGTTTTGATTTAACGATGCCTGACAGCGAAACAAGGCGTGGGAGATTGATGGAAGATAAAAGCAACTGTTTAACCGCTACAAAGTTTGATTTTATGCAATACACCAAAGATTACAGAATCAGACGATTAACACCAACGGAATGTGAAAGACTGCAAACTGTACTTGATGGATATACAAGCTGCGTAAGCGATACCCAAAGGTATAGGATGCTTGGCAATGGATGGACGGTTGACGTTATCGCTTATATCTTTTCCTTTATGGCTTTGAAAAAGCCAAAGATCGAGGGAGAAAAAATTATTAAAACGGCATAGATGGTACGAATGTTCAATTTTAGCACGTCCGTAGCACTTGCCTGTAACGGTTCGCAGCTATGCGCTCGTTTTAATGGCGCATATGTGCTGTTAGCTTTAGTTTGTGGCTGAACCGATAAATTTAAAAATATGAAAAGATTAAAATTTTACAAAGAAAGTGATAACCGATGGTATGTTGATTTACCTGAATGGACTGGAAGCAAAGCCGAACTTGAAATGGTTGCTGGGGCAGATAGTATGCTTGAATATATGGCAGAAGGTGAGGGTCAAGTTTGGTTAGTATTATCAGAACAAGAATTTGAAAATGCAGATAAGTTGGAGTTTTTACACCTTGCTAACGAAATTGAAAACGGAGCATTTTACAAACTTGACAAGTATAGAGGAATTGAAATAGGACTTGAAATGTGGCTTTGCGATGTTACGAAGTTTGTCTTTGGTGATTTTCCGAAGACGATATTTCTATCAGCCACAAATTGAAGCTAACGTGCCGATGCTATACGAAGGCGGGGAATTAGAACTACAAAAGGTCGGCTTAACGACAAACTTTAATAAGATGCAGAAAAGTTTAATTAACAACGAAACCCCCGCTATTGGCAATGTGCTGTTAGCGGCTGGTGTTGCTTCAAAGTGGAAACATT